TGGCACTTATGCGCCATAGACCCTATGGTTATAACCCAGACAGAGACGTTTATATCAAGAAAGAAGACAACCGTCGTTACACAATGCGTGACATCGGTGAAATTGAACAGCGTCTTTCCCAGGTAGAGTATTACACTGCTCTATCCATGCTGGAAGCAGATACTAATAATCTCAAGATTACTGATGCTAATGGTAAGGACAGATTTAAGAATGGTTATATTGTAGACGACTTCTCATCCCACAACGTTAGTGACCTTCAGCATGAAGATTATCGTGCTTCTCTGGACTTTGCTAATGGTGAGTGCCGTCCTACACACTATACGACTAACGTTTCTCTTGAATTCCAACCAGACCTCTCTACCGTACAAAAGACTGGTCCTGTTCTGACTCTTCCTTATGAAGAGATGCTTGCTATTCAACAACCCTATGCATCTCGTGTTGAGAATGTTAACCCGTTTAACGTTTTCACTTACATTGGACGTATTGACCTGACTCCTGCATCTGATGACTGGGTAGACACTAAGCGTCTTCCTGCTCGTGTTGAGAACATTGAGGGCGACTTCTCTGCTGTTGCTAGAGAAAACAACGTTGACCAGAATGGTTTTGCACCTGTTCAGTGGAACTCCTGGCAGACTGATTGGACTGGTGAAACTGTTGGTGGTACTAGAAGATATCTTTCCCACACTAACATCGGTGGTGGTCACTGGTTGGGTGGTACTGGTTGGTTTGCTTATGTTCACGAAGCAAGAGACATTACTGTAACTCAGAAGCAGTCTAGAACTGGTATTAGAACTAGAATTGTTCCCAGAATCGACAGAAAGTCGATGGGTGATACTCTAATTTCTCAGACCTCTATTCCTTGGATTCGTTCCAGAAATATTGGTGTTGCTATTGCACGTCTGAAGCCTAGAACGACATTCTATCCGTTCTTCGATGGTCAGTCTGTTGTAAACTACATCACTCCCAAACTAATTGAACTTATCAAGGACCCCAACACAGACAGTAGAACAAATGCTACTCCGTTTGTGATTGGTGAAACTGTTACTGGTGAAACATCTGGTGTTAAGTTGAAAGTTGTTGCACCTAATGACGGTTACAAGTGGAACCCCTATGATGACTCTGAACTTCCCGATTCCTACTCTTCGGAGACGGTATATCTGAACGTTGATGTCGAAGCGATGGCAACTCAGGTAAATGGTGATTACTACGGTAATATTCAGGTTGGTGAAGTTCTTGTTGGCACCTCTGGTGCTAAGGCAGTTGTTAAAGCACGTAGAATCCTGACCGATAGAATTGGTCAGTATTATGGTACTCTCTTCATTCCCGACCCTGGTAATGATGCTAACCCTCGTTGGGCAACTGGCAAACGTGTCCTTCGTATGACCACAAGTGAAACAAACTCCTTTCTTACTGGTGCAGTATCTTCTAGTGCAGACGTTACGTACGAAGCTAGTGGTACACTGAACACCGTTCAGGAGAACATCCTGGCAATTCGTAATGCTGATATTGTTAAGGATACCGTTACCGATACTCAGACAATCACCTCGACACGTTCTGAGGTTCGCCAGATTGGTTGGTGGGACCCTCTTGCACAATCTTTCTTGGTTGACGATGAGGGTGGTGTATTCGTAACCTCTGCCGAGTTCTACTTCTACACCAAAGATACTAATATTCCTATTAACTGTCAGATTAGAAGTATGGTTAACGGTTATCCTTCTAACAAGATTCTTCCGTTCTCTGATACTACGGTCAAACCAGAAGACGTACAACTCTCCGAATCTGCAGCAATTCCGACTAAGTTCACATTCCGTGCTCCTGTCTACTTGCAGCAAGGCGTTGAATATGCACTGATTTTGTTCACTGACTCTAACGAGTATCAGGTCTGGATTTCTAGAATGGGTGACGTTGATGTCACTGGAGACAGAACTATCTCCGAACAACCCTATGCTGGTGTTCTGTTCAAGTCGCAGAACGCATCTACCTGGACTGCTGACCAGTACGAAGACCTTAAGTTCAACCTTTATAGAGCGAAGTTTAGCACCACAGGTGCTACGGCAACGTTTACTAACGCTCGCCTTGGTCTTGGTAATGGCGGTGTTCTCCATCTGAGAAACAATCCAATCCAAACACATAAACCTGACCAAATCTTTGTACTTGATGGTGTAGGTAAGACCTTTACTGTTGGTGCGAGAATCTATCAGAAGACTTCTAATGCTCTTGCTACCATTACGGCAGTCAACACCGTTACGAACCCCAACCAAATCACCGTAACTGATATTAGTGGTGCTTTCCAAGTTGGTTCTAATACTGGTGGTGTTGTAACGTACTCTCTGGTTTCTTCCCGTTCGGAAGGCAGTATGACAATCCTTGCTGCTGGTCTGACAGGTGACTTTGAAGTTGGTACAACAATTACTGGTCAAACCAGTGGTGCTACTGCTGAAGTTGTAAGTTGGGATAGTGTCAACCGCCTTCTGACTCTGAAGTTTGTTTCTAAGACATTCACTGATAACGAAACTGTTGAGGCAACCAACACTGGTGGTACAGTTGTTTCTGGTGTTATTGATGGTGCAAACCACACTGTAACTGGCGACTCTGTTGAATCGTTCGTTTCTATCACACCGACATTCGACCAATCCACTAAGAAGGTTACCGTACTACACTCTAACCACGGTATGCATGATACCCGCAACAACGTTGTTATTGAAAACGTTGAATCTGAAGTCAACCCCACATATCTGACTGCTGGTGTTGACGATGATGATACCACAATTCCTATCAACGATGCTCGGGCATTCCACACTGTTGTCAATGGTCTCGGTATTTCTGCCAGCAACCCTGGATACATTAAGATTGGCGATGAAATTATTAGCTACAACCAAGTCTCTGCCGATGGTAAGTCTATTACTGTAGTTGAAAGAGGTGCTAACAATACCACTGCTTCTGCTCATGCTGAAAGTGATGTAGTACATTGCTACAACCTTGATGGCATTCCTCTGATTGAAATCAATAAGACTCATAACCAGATTTCTAGTCCGACTCTGGATACATATGAACTCGTTACTCAGTCTGTTGCACGCCTTGGCGTTGTCAGTGGTGGTGCTAACGCATCTGCGACTCAGAACATTCCGTTTGAAGTTCTGACACCTACAGTACAAAATCTTGTTCTGCCGAAGACCGAGATGACTGCTAGGGTCGGTACAATCTCTGGCTCTTCAATTAATGATGGTATCACTACTACACAAAATTCCTTTGTTGATGATGGTGTTCTGGATGACGTTCTCCTGAATGAGCAAAACTACTTCGCTTCTCCGAGAATGGTTTGTTCGCAGGTTAATGAGGATGAAGAACTAAATGGTCAGAAGTCTCTTAGACTTGAGTGTGCATTGCAGTCTAGTGTTGATAATGTAAGTCCTTACATTGACCTTGACCGTGTTTCTCTGATTACAACTTCTAATAGAGTTAACAATCCTTCTAACCCGACTCTTTCTAAGCAACCTACAGGTGACCCGCATTCCGCAGTTTACTTGACTAAGGTTGCACGTCTGACTAACACTTCTCGCTCCATTAAGGTTATGTTTAGTGCATACCGTCCAAATGGTGCTGAGATTGATGTCCTATATAAGGTAGTCGCGCCTGGTTCTGGTCAGGAGTTGGATGAAATCGGATATGAGTACTTCCCCACAGCCGATGCAACCATTCCTTCTTCTACAGACCAAGTAATGTACTCTGATTATGAGTACGAAGTAACTGGTTTGGAATTCTCCGCATATCAAATTAAGATTGTAATGCGTAGTGCAAACCAAGCATATCCCCCACAGATTAAAGAGTTTAGAGCAATTGCACTTGCATCATGATTGACCCGAAAATTGAACTTCAACCTGTGACGGACCACCCTCACCTGGGGCGAGATAAGTACTCTGGGGCGGTTGTTAACACTAACCGCCGTGAGTATGAAAACTACATGCGCGGTCTTGAACAGGATAAAAAGAAGAACAAATCTCTAAACGATTTACAAAATGAGATTTCTGAGTTAAAATCAGAAATGGGAGATATCAAATCACTCCTACTAACGTTAGTCCAAAAAAATCATGACAATTGAGAAAGTTTCCCAGGATGAAATGCTGACGCAGTTCCGTCAACGGATGGAAGGACTGCTTGAAGAGAATCAAAAACTGGTCTCTTCTATGCGCCAAAATGAGCAGACAATCCTCAAACTCAAAGGTGCTATTGAGGCACTGGAGTATTATGTTGACCCACCTGCCGAAGAAGAGGTGGTCGTAGCGGATACCCCTCCTGAAGAATGAGTAAGTAAAGGGGACCTTCGGGTCCCCTTTTTGTTGTGATAAATAACTATAACTCACAGAAGTCCCCCTAAGCAGCGTTTATAGACAATGGCAAATAGAATCCAACTACGTCGTGGTGGCGCTCAGGAATGGGCAAATGCTAACCCTATTCTGGCTCAAGGTGAACTCGGAATCGAACTTGATACAGGTCGTATCAAAATCGGTGATGGTGTTACGTCTTGGAACTCCCTACGATACGAAAGACCTCTGGAGTCGATTACCAGTACAGCAAACACTCTTGTTCAAAGAGACGCTGACGGTAACTTCTCTGCAGGTAACATTACTGCAAACCTGATTGGTTCTGCTTCTACCGCACAGAGACTGACAACTGCTCGTCAAATTCAGTTGTCTCAGGACGTTGTGGGTTCTGGTGTATTTGATGGTAGTTCTAACCTGAACATTAACGCGCTGCTTCAGGTTGTTACAACCCTACCTCACTATGATGGTACAACCACATCGAACGGGACTTATACAAAACTAACTGTTGATGCTAAGGGGCGCATCACAAATGCTTCTAACCCAACGTCCTATGTGGACATGGGTCTTACTGACGTACAACCACTCGACCCTGACCTGACATCTCTCGCTGCATTGTCTGCTCTGGGCATGGTTTCTCGTACCGCTGCTGGTACGATTCAAGCAAGAACTCTCCTGGGAACCACAGGTAGAATTGACATTGATAATGGTAACGCTGTCAGCGGCAACCCCCAAATTGACTTAGCAGTCTCTGTGGTTACTCTCGAATCGGAATATATTGCTACAGGCACTGACGACACTGCACTTTATAATATTCCCGCAATTATTTCTGTTGGTGGGGATGACCTGCCGCTGAATACCAACAGAACTGTCAATACAGTTCGCTACACCCTCGACAGATGGGGTCGTTTCACATCATCTGAAACGATACCGATTACCACTGCAATCGAAGGTACAAAACAACCTGAATATGATGCAGCGACATCATATTCTCGCTACGATATTATTCACTCTGGTGGCAATGTATATCAGGCACTGGTATCAATCAACTCTGGTCTTGGTGCTCCTTCTCACACCAGCGGAGATGCTGGTGGTTGGAGATTCCTGGCAGCAGTTGGCACACCTCAGAAAGGTTTAGCATCTTTTGCTCAAGAGGACTTTGATGTTGATACTAACGGACACGTCACAATCGCAGCAGCTGCAATCGACAACACCCAGCTGCAAAACAACCGACTCATCTTCACAGACGGAAATTCCACCACGGATTATGAGCTCGACAACGAGCACACTACTGCTGATGCTTATACAGGTTTTACTACTATTAATACTCTGCGTGTAAACAACACCAGTGGTAATTCCCTTCTGCATGTTGCACACGACCAAGACCTAGATGTAAACACTGCAACGGCAACAATCTTCAGTGATATTACTCTTGATAAGACAAGCACATCTATCCAGACTATCAACCGTCAAGGTTCTCTGACGGTTCTCATGGATGCAAACACTACATCCAACAGATTCCTTCGCTTCACAGCAAATAACGCTGGTGCTGGTGAAGCGAAGATTGAAATGACCGCTGATAATGATATCTCAATTCAATCTACAAGTAATGACGTTATCATTGAAGATATTCACTTCAATGGTTCTACAATCTACGGTAATACTTCTGCGGGCACTATTACAATCGACCCGTATCCTGCTGGTGGTAACACGGCAGGTACAGTTTCCATCATGGGTGACCTCACGGTTATGGGAACAACAACTACCGTAAATTCTACGGTAGTAACAATCGATGACCCCATCATCACACTTGCTGGTGATACTGCTCCTACTGTCAATGACTCCAAAGACCGTGGTATTGAGTTCCGTTACTATGATACTCAAGCACGTCTTGGGTTCTTTGGTTGGGATAATGACATGGGCAAGTATCACTTGCTTCATGCTGCAACCAACTCATCCGAAGTTTTCTCTGGTACAGATTCTACCCTGGTCGCAGGTAGTATTGAGCTGACAGATACTACAGTCTCCAACACTCATACCTCAGGTGCTCTGATTGTTGCTGGTGGTGTAGGTATCGGTGGTGCAATTTTTGCTAACAGCACTTTGGACATAGAGGGTCAAGTAACTATTTTCGATTCTCTCGTCATTCAGGCAGCAAACGAAGATTTTCTTATTCTTGATGGTGATGCTGCGGCGGTGTTCACTGTTGATACTGACACTGGCAACACTGTCATCGAAGGTACTCTCGATGTTCAATTGGAAACTGAGATTACCGACAACCTGATTGTCACTGCAGACAACAAAGAGTTTATCATTCGTACTGCAGCGGCAGCAAACAGATTTACAGTTGATACTGACAACGGTAACACCTATATCTACGGCACCCTGGAAGTCGATAATACTTCCCAGTTTGATGCTAACGTAACAATCAATGCTGACCAAACCGTAAATGGGAATGTCAACTTTGTTGGTGCGAACCGATACTTCAGTATCAAAGATGGCACCAACATTACTCGTTTCTCTGTTGATAACGATAACGGCAACACTAGCATTTCTGGTACGTTGTATGCATACAATGCTACAACACTCAATAACACTCTAACTGTTAATCAGCACACGGAACTGAATAGCACTCTCAACGTTGATGGTGACGCAACGTTCCAGCAAGACCTCATCGTTAATGATGTTAACTCCTATTTCAGAGTACAAGACAATAACGGTACTGATAAGTTTAACGTCTGGTCTAATACTGGTGCCACCTTTATTCAAGGTAGTCTGACAGTAAATGACAATGTTAACTTCAATGGTTCCACTTTCGATGTAGATAACGCTTCTACGTTCAGAGCAAACATTGACTATCGTAACAACAACACATACAGATATATTGATGGTGCTGGCAACATTGAGATGACCATCGATGGTGCTACTGGCAACATCCACACCGATGGTACTCTTGATGTTGATGGTGGTGTAACCTTCAACAATACATTAGATGTTGACGGTGCTACAACTCTCAACTCCACTCTGGATGTTGACGGTCATACAGAACTGAACAATACGCTGAATGTTGATGGTAATGCAACATTCCAAAACAACGTTGTAATTAACCAGAACCTCACGGTCAACGGTACTACCACTACCGTTAATTCGACGGTAATGACCATTGATGACCCCATCATTACTCTGGGTGGTGATACTGCTCCCAGCTCTAATGACGGCAAGGACCGTGGTGTTGAGTTCCGTTACTACGATGGTGGTGCCAAGTTTGGTTTCTTTGGTTGGGACAACAACCTCGGTAAGTACCGCATGCTTGAGAGTGCTACCAACAATGCCGAAGTTTACACAGGTACTGATGCAACCCTCCGTGTCGGCAAACTGGAAGTCACTGGTGCAGGCACTTCGGTTGACATCGATAGCAACTTGAATGTTGATGGAACAATCACTGTCGATGGACAACTTATTAGCAACGTTGCTACTGGTACTGCTCCGTTTACTGTTGCATCCACAACTAAGGTTACTAACCTGAACGCAGACTTGCTGGATGGTATGACAACCTCTGCAAGTGCTACAGGTAACACAGTCGTTTATCGTAATGCTATCGGTAACTTCTCAGCAAATATTATCACTGTAAATGGTGGTACTGGAGCAAGTGCAGGTATTCAGGGTAATGCTCTTACGGCAGATACTCTGAAGACAACCCGCAACATCGCTATTGACGGCGTTGTTAATGGTAATGTCAACTTCAATGGTGGTAGCAACGTAACTATCACCACCACGTTTGATGATGCAGACATCACTGCACTGGCATCTCAAACAACACAAACAGGTTACCTCGTAAGGACTGGAAATGGAACATACGATAGGAGAACATTTGCTGTTTCGGGAACAGGTCTTACTGTTACCAATGGCAATGGTGTCTCTGGAAACACAACCTTTACCCTCAACACCAACACCGCATCTGCTGCTAACTCTGTTGTTCTACGTGACGTTAACGGTAACTTCGCAGCAGGTACAATTACTGCAAACCTCTCGGGAACAGCAACTCAAGTAAGCAACACTCTTTCTGTTGGAACACACCTGAGCTTTGCTTCTGGTACTTCCTATAACGGTGCAAATGCTCGTCAGATTGTCACCGACGCGACTTCGGCTAACGTTGTTGGTCGTCTGGTTGCTAGAGATTCTTCTGGCAACTTCTCTGCTGGTACTATCACCGCAAACCTGACTGGTGATGTAACTGGTAACTTGACTGGTAATGCTTCCACAGCATCTACTCTGCAGACTGCAAGAAACATTGCTTTGTCTGGTGACCTCACTGGTTCCGTTTCCTTTAATGGTGGTAGCAATGTCACAATCGCTAGCACCCTGGTAAACAGCGGTGTAACGGCAGGAACTTACACTAAGGTTACCGTAGACGCCAAAGGTCGTGTAACGTCTGCTACAGGCGCTTCTACCGCAGACATCTCTGAGAACGTTAACTATCAGTACTTCACTGCAGAACGTGCTCAGGATGCCGTTGGTAACGCTCTGGTTGCAGGTGAAGGTATTGATATCAATTATAATGATGTCAATAACCAAATCGAGATTGATGCTGAGATTGCAACCGCTTCTAACCGAGGTGTTGCTTCCTTCAACAGCAATCATCTCGCTGTTGCTGGTGGGGAAGTTAAGATTTCCCAGACGTTCTTGGAGAATGCATTCCTGCAACTCCAGAGTATGCTGTCCAACCTTGAAACTACTACAACTCTCATAATTCGTCATACTGGTCTTAACACTGGTTTGACAGTTGGTGATACTTTCGTTGGTTCTGTTTCTGGTGCAACTGGTACTATCACCGATGTCCTCAACCTCGCTGGTGGTATTAAAGGTATCCAAGTTGATAGCGTTACTGGTTTCTTCGTTGCTGGAGAAACCCTTACCTTTAGCACTGGCGGGGTTGCCAATGGCGAAACCCGCGTCATCGATTCTACTCCGTTCGCTTGATAAAAAATGTCCGCTACTAAACCCGCCACCAAAGCAGAACTGAAGGCGTATGCTCTTCGTAGACTGGGTTATCCTGCCATCGACATTAACGTATGCGATGAGCAACTGGATGACCTAGTTGAAGAGGCAATCCATCAGTTCCAAGAGTTTCATTATGAAGGTTCTTACCAAACCATCATTCGTATTCAGGTGACTGAAGCGATTAGAACTGCTGCTCAAGGTGCTACAACCATGGGTTCTACAGCGTGGCAAGAACTAGACAATTATGTTGAACTTCCTCCTGGAGTCACAGGTATCAACCATGTGTATACAGGTCTCAATGGTTCGACAACTGTACCTGGCAATATCTTCAATATCAAATATCAAATCTTCCTGAACGATATCTATGGATTTGCTCATGGTCAGATTCTCCACTATTTCATGACATCTCAGTATCTTGAGACCTTGGATTGGGTTACCAATTCTACAGCTCATAGAAGAGTACGTTGGACTGTCCACCAAAACAAATTGTTCCTGGATTTTGATTGGAAGAATACTCTTACCAATGATAATTACATCTTGGTAGATTGTACTATGCCGATTGACCCAGAAACATATACCGATGCCTACAACAACGAATGGTTGAAAGGTTACACCGAGGCATTGTTCCAACAGCAATGGGGTCAAAACCTGAGCAAGTACGATGGTGTACAAATGCTTGGTGGTGTCACCCTCAACGGTCGTGCAATCTTGGACGACGCAGACAAAAAGAAACAGGCGCTCATCGATGAGTTGCACACTCGTTACGAACTCCCTCCCCTTGACATAGTTGGATGACTTACTCAAATCCGAATCCAGACAACTGCATTCAGTCCTTACCTACAAGTGCTTGCCGTTTGAAACTCAATGGGTCTGCCCAGGAGCAGACTTTTATTGGAAATTTAATCAACGAAAGCATTGACTTGTACGGTCAGGACGTGTATTATCTACCTAGGACCTACGTCAACCGAGACACTATCCTCAATGAAGTCGAAACCTCTGAATTCAATCAAGCACTCTCTATCCGAGCATATGTCAACGATGTTGACGGATGGGAAGGACAAGGTGAACTCCTTAGTAAGTTCGGAATCCGCATCGAGAACAAAACGACGTTTGTTGTATCTCGCGCAAAGTTTGAAAGCGAAGTGGACGCGAACGCCGCCCTCAACGTGGAAGGAAGACCAAACGAGGGTGACCTAATTTGGTTCCCTGTTGCCAGGAAATTATTTGAAATTAAATTTGTAGAGCACGAAAGACCTTTCTACCAGTTGGGGAAAGGATATGTTTGGGAACTTCAGTGTGAACTGTTCGAGTATAGCGATGAGTCTATCGA